AACCACTTTTCGCCAGTTGTTTGCTTTTCTAGAACAATATCTAAATTAAGCATACAATCACATCCCTTCTTTTTAATCTTCTCTTCCAGAGAAGTCTTTGATTTGCTGATCTAAATGAGTATCAAACCTTACATGAGTTGGAGCATTATCATGCCAAAGTATTTTACCATTTTCTATATTAAACTTATATTGATCATCAGGCACGACATATCCAGATGTTAAATCTTCATTTTCAAATACTAACTTATATTTTGTTTTTCCTATACAAATTAATATTTCTCCATCTTTAATTTCACTTTTAACGCCTAATGTTTCATATTCTGGTCTAACAAATTGTTTAGGGGCATCAGAATTATCTGGTCTTTCACCATCTGGATAATTTTTTAAAAAAACTGCTTGGGAAGGCTGCATATACGCTGCTGCTGGGCTTCCAAAAGATTTTCCGCCACTAATCTCTTCCATTATAAGATTTTTTAATTTTTCTTTTGTTATTTTCATGATATTATAATTAGTGCTATTTATTTATTTTTATAGCTAAACCTTCATCGTCTATTAATTTGCTTAAAAAATAAGAAGTTCCAGAGCTTATAAATCCTGCTATTAAAAAATTAAACGACACTGGTAAGAACAACCAAGTAAATATTCCTGCCCAAAATCCCATACACATTGTGCAGTGAAAAAAATGATGTTTTGGACGAATTATATCAAATATTTTACCATAAACAAGAATCATTGTTAAGCCATAACATGCTAAAATAAAATTTATTAAATCCATTTTTCCTCTAATAATTGTATCTGTAAACGCCGCGTGTTGGAAAGCCCCACTTTGGAATACTTCCTTTAAATTCTTCCTCTGGTACTTCGCCTAGTTCTGTACTCTCTTCTTCATCTGGTTCTAATAATTGATTTTCAAGATCGTCAACATATTTTTTATTAATACTATGTTTAATTTTATATTTTTCTAAGAAATTATGTATGTTTAACATTACAACTTCAACTGGCTCTTCTTCACCAACTTTTTCAGTTGGAAATGTTGCCTCTAATGAACCATATATATTGCTTCCATTAATAGTATCAATTTTTATAACACCAGAGGAAGTTAAAAATTTATATAAATCATCTTGATCAGCATAGCATTGATCATTATATTCTTCTTTTGGAATAGTCATGATCTTTCCTTTGTCTGGCATGATAACAATATACATGGAATGATGCTCTTGAATCAATAAATTTCCATCTAATGTTTTTCTAATAGCTAAAGATATTTTTTTACTATTTTTATCTTTAAGTACTAGATGAGTTTCCCCAGCTGGTCTTTCTTTTAAGTCTAACTGAATAGGCATTATTTTTTAACCTCTTCAACAAATTCTTGAATTAGCATAGTTTTCTTAATTAGTTCTTCATTGACGCTTTCAAACCTTAGATTTGAAAGCACTTCTATTAATTTTTCAACTTTTTCTTTTACTTCAATGTTTTCTTTTACAATATTTTCATTTTTTACAGAAAAAAGATCTTTTTTTAATAAATTTAATTCTTCATTTAAGAAAATTTTTAGATCAATGTCTTCTGAGCTGTTTATATACTTTGAAAGTAATAGTTTTTGTCTAGGTAGAAGGTTATTTGAATAAACTTCATTAAATTTTTGAATAAATCTTTTCATAACTAAGGAATCCATTGGCTCTAAGGCTTTCTTTGCTTCCTCTGGTGTAGTAACATGTTGCAATAATTCACTTTCTAAGATAACTTTTTTTCTTGGTTCTATTTTTTTATCAAATAACTGAGATACTGTCGCTAAAACTTTATAATTTGGAACAAAATTATCATATACAACTGGTCCAAAAAATTTATTAATTTTTGCTATTAGCTTACTTTGCTCCATGAAAACTTCATTTTCATCAATTTTTTCATGTTGATTTTTAACTTCTTGAATTAATTTTTCTGCATATTCTTTTGGAAATTGCTTTGTTTCATAAATTTGTTTATAAAGAATCAATTCTTTATCAAGAATACTATTTTTCTTAAAATGCTCTTTTATTAAAGATGAAATAGATTTTTGCTTCTCTTTTTCACCATTTATAGTAGCTTTAGTTAACTCTTTCACTAAAACTTCAAAAAGAAATGCTGTATTTCGTTTTTTGTTGTGTTTAAACTTTGGCTTTTCTAAATTTTGCATCCATGTTCTCCAAGCTGCTTAATAGATTTTTAATATCGCTATTAACTTCATGCAATTTAACTTCATCATCATCCCTGTTTACATTTTCTGATAACTTGCTTAATTGAACAAGATTATCGTATCCAGGAAACATTGTTCTACTTGTCGCGCCAAGACCGGCTTCTGGTATTGCGGTTGAACGCATTGAATGGCTACGCCCTTTTGCATCTCTACGGTCTAGTCCATCGCGACGTTTAGCTGGAGGTAAGTTATCTACCTCAACTGGTCCTCCTGGCTCTTCTGTGCCAGTTTCTGCGCCTCCTGCTGGCGCTTCTGGTGTTCCTCCAGCCTCTGCTCCACCACCACCTAAATCAGGTAAATCTAATCCAGCGCCCCCACCACCACCGGCGGTAGCGCCTTCTTGGCCAGCAGATTCAAGAGTTTTTTCAAATTGTTTATCGTGATAAATTTCACGACGCATACGTTTCCAATCTTGTTCTGATAGCTTAAATATTCTTTCTGCAATCCAGCGCTTAGAGAAATATCCTTCACTTGCTGCTGTTGCAACATCAAATTTAGTTTTCCAATGCTCTAATTCTTGTAATTCAGAAATTTTAGATGGATTATTTAGTGAAAGTTTAAAGTTTAATAAATCTTCATTGCGATATCCTAGAGTAAAAAGATGAATTCTTCCAATTTGCTCCAATTCTGCAACTAACATTCCTTGAAGTCTTTGAATAGTGCGAGCAAATCTTACGTCTTTCTGGGCAAGAGTTGTTTTATCTTCGCTAGCCTTTTCGTCTCGAGCAAGATATGATTGAGGAATTTTTAACGCTGAGAATAATTTATCACGTAAGTATCTAACGTCATCAATATCACCAACAAAATTACCTCCAGAAAGAGTATCTACTTTTGTAGCACTTTGTCCTCTAACTGGGATATAATAGTCTTCATCAATGCTCATTGGATTATATCGAAGATCAACACGACCAGTATTTGGATCAACTATCATATTACGCTTCATTTGATTTTGAATACGTAACATAAACTGTTCAACATCATCTGGTGCAATATTTCCAACGTCAATATAGAAGATACGACGATCTGGCGCACGAACTATGCGATAAGCCATCATTGCGTCTTCTAATAGGTTAAGCTGACGCCAAATACGACGTGCTGGTTCTAAAACTGATGTTCCATAAGGAGTGTATTTATCTTGTCCTAAGATACGAAAATGAGCAATTTGCCATTTTTCAAAAGTTAAGCCACCGCTATTCCATTGATATTGAACATAATTTGGATTTGTTCTATCTTGTCCCTCCAATCTTTCTATTTCCGGAGAGGGAAGACCTATTGCACTTTTGACACCTAGCTCTGGGTCTATATCAAGATATAAAAACATATCTCCAAACTTACACATTGTACGACACCAGCCAAAAAGATTAAATTGCACATTTAGTACATCGGTATAAAGTGTCTCAAGTATTGATTTAATCTCTTGATTAGGCGAATTGATAGTTAACATTTTATCAATTTCACTGTGTGTTGTCATTTCATCTGCATAAAGATCAAGAGCTGATGCAATTTCTGGCGTGTATTCCATTTGATCAAAATCGGCATATCTCTCTGCTCGAGTTTGATTTGCCATAATATTTGCTTGAATTGCTTCAAATGGATTATATGCACTTTTTTGAAAATGTTTTCCACTTGCACTATTAAAATCAAACTTATTTAAGTCTCTACGTCTATATCTTAATTGTGCTTGTTGTCTATAGTTTACTATAGGGCCAGAGAAAAGCTTTGTTAAACTTTTAAATAATTGTGAATCTTTATTTTTTAAATTTCTTCTTTGATCAGCCATTACTTATCCTTTTAAAATCCAAGCAAATTCTTTATACATTTTTTTTGTTGCATCAATCTCTAACTGTTTATTTATATTCATGCCTGGTATTGTTGTACTTAAAACAGTTTTTCCTTTGCTGATGCTATTCAGTATTGCAAGATTTAATTGTACATCTTTTTGACTATTAATTATAGTAGTATCTCTAACCCAGCAAGCTATTGCTAGTGCCATAACAAGATCGTCATTATAGCCTTTTTGGGCCTCTGGCCTGCCATTTACCCAAACAAATTTCTCTAATTCTCTAACTAGTCTTGCAGAGTTAACAACTACAACTTTATTTCTTATCATTTCATCTAATTTAGCAATAATAAGAGGTCTTGTTTTAACTGACGTAGTAAATCCAGGAACGATATTACTATTTCCTATTGCTGCGTTTGGATGTACGTATTCATGGGTACTTTTGTGAGAATAATATATATTTCTATAACCCATTT